TAGCTGACCGTATTAAAGAAATTATAAGTAAAATAAAAGAATTAAAAAGTAAAAAGAAAGAATATTTTTTAGATAATTCTAAATTTATTTTTGATTATTTTGAAAATAAAAAAAACATATCATCAGGTACATCTACTGAAGTTTCAAATAAAAATAAATTATTGAATGTTTTTTTTAAAATTAAACAAGATGATACTTTAAATATACTTACACAAACTAAAAATAATAATATCGTCCAAAAATATTTATGTAATATTGATGATATTTTTTTAGATGTAAATGCGTTTGTTTGTCAAACTGATATTTGTCAATATTGTTATAAAGGTGAATTAATTCCTCTTGAAGATGAAGGAATTTTAATTTGTAATAATTGTTCTAGAAATATTCCATACTTAATTGAAAATGAAAAACCATCTTATAAAGAACCACCTAAAGAAGTTTGTTTTTATGCTTATAAAAGAATAAATCATTTTAAAGAAATATTAGCTCAGTTTCAGGGAAAGGAAACTACTCAAATACCTCCCGAAGTCATTGAAAATATTAAATTACAAATCAAAAAAGAGAGAATTGAATTAGAACAAATAACAAATCTTAAAACTAAAGAAATTCTTAAAAAATTAGGGTTTAATAAATATTATGAACATATACCATTTATTAAAGATAAATTGGGAATTAAACCCCCAGTTATGTCTCCAGAATTAGAAGAAATACTTTGTAATCTTTTTATTGAATTACAATCGCCATATTCTAAATATTGCCCTGATGATAGAGTTAATTTTTTAAACTACTACTACACAGCATATAAACTTTGTGAGTTATTAGGAGAAACTCAGTATTTATCTGACTTTCCTATGTTAAAAGATAGAGAGAAAAGAGTCGAACAAGACCAAATTTGGCGTAAAATTTGTGAAGAATTAGACTGGGAATTTATTTCAACTATTTAGAATAATATCAACCTTTAGAAAAGGTTGAATCAAAATTTGGTTATACCTTCTTCAATAAATTTATGAAAGGTATATTAATATTGAGGGCCTTCAGTATTTTTATATATATCATTTACATCTAAATTACCTCCTTTATATGGAAATAATTTCAATAAATTTGTATTGAAAATTGAAAAATTTGGGTCATTACAATTAGCACCTATATTATTTCCACCAATTCTATTACCTCCCCTTATTCTTTTTGACCTTTTTCTATTATTTCTTTTTGTTCTTCTATATTTCATTTTTCTTCTTCTTGTAATTCTTGCCATATAATATACTACTATTAAAATTAAATAATAAAGAATCATATAAATTATATTAATTAATATGATTATGTTATGATATTACATCTTAAAATCCACCTGGAAATCTGACAAGGTTAGCACCAATACCAAAACCCGCTCCAGATCTAGCGGTAGCACCCATAGATGGAATGTATGTATCCAAAATGCTAAAAGTAGCAGCAGCAGTTAAAGCAATCAAAATGATTTCCTCAATATTCAAAGAACGTTTAGGAATAGCGTAAGCAGCAATTGCAACCATTAAACCTTCAACAAGATACTTAATTACTCTTTTAACAAGTTCGCCAACATTAATTAATCCTTCCATTATATTAAATAAAAAGAAAAAAATATATATATTTGCGATAAAAAACTTAAATAATTTGCTTTAATTAAATTAAATGAGTCATTCTAAAGAAAAGAGTTCTAAAAAATCTGGGTTTGAGAAAAAAATGAACGGCGGAAAACAAAATCCTAAATATGTCGACTTGCTTGAAGAAGATAAGCCTATTGCCGGTCAAAAATTTGCGTGTGTTTCTTTTGTTTCTCCTGAAACTATCTTAAAACAAAAGGAAATTTTTCTATTTGAAGAATTCCTAAAGAAGTGGGAATTAAATAAATCTATGGAAAAATTCGTACAATTTTTAAACTTTGTTTCATTTAAATACAATATGTCTTTTGATGATTTAACAACTGATTTTAAAGAGTTTGTTAAGGAGGAAAAAGAATCATTAAATAAATCAAGTATGAGAGATGAATATAAAACTTTTCTTGATAATAATGAGGAAGAGCTCGAGAAAACATTTGGTATTAACAACCAATTTCAAACTTCTACAAGAGGATTAAAGGTTAGAGGTGTTTATCCATCGTTGGAGGAAGCTGAATTAAGATGTAAAATGTTAAGGGAAATTGACCCTAATCATGATGTGTACGTTGGACCTGTTGGATTATGGATGCCTTGGGAGCCTGAAGCCTATAAGACTGGACGTGTTGAGTATATGGAAGATGAATTGAATCAATTGATGCACGAAAAGACCAAAAATGAGTCTAGTGCTAAGGCCGCTTTCGACCAACGAGTTAAGGAAACAAAACAAAAGGCAATTGAAGAAAACATTAAGAATGCTGAAAAATCTGGAAATACATTAACTCAATCAATCGATAATGAAGGTAACTTAATTGGTGTTACTAATGCCACATCCCAAGACTTTGGTTCAAAGGATAATGAAACAATTTCTGCTGCTGATATTCGTTCTGAACTCTTTGAAGGAGAGAACATTGTAACTGGAAATACCGACCACGGACAAAGTGAGCTTATTAGCGGTCCTTTTGTTGTTAAAAAGGATTAATCAGTTTTTGGATTATTAAATTTATTTATTTTTATTAATTATTTTTTAATAAAAATATAATTACCATTTAGTTTTTTTTACACTAATTTTTTGTCCTGCGCCTCTTTTTTTTACCGAATTTGGGTCATATTTTTCTTCTTCATCATCAGAATTACATCCTTTAGATAATTCCCAAAATTCTTTTGAACCTAATTTAAAGTCATTATGATTTTCTGCCTTGTACCAAAAAACCTGGTCTTGTAATTTATTGGATTTTGAATTGTTATTTATTACCAAGCACTCATAATTTTCAGTACATTGGTCCATTACCTGACAAAATGACTCAAATGTTGGAAACATTCCAGCATAATTTTCATAAATTCTTTTTCTATTCGCAATATAATTCTCTCTTAAAATAAAAACAAAGTCTATATTTGTTCTTAGAGTTGGAGGAATACCTAAAGGATATTGCATTGTTATCACTAACATAATTTTCCAATGTCTCATTTATACCATTCTCCATCAGCTATTTATTTCTGATATCATTAAATCTATACTTTTTAAATGGGTATAGTATCTTCTCAGATAGGATTAGACTATATTTTAAGCCTTCATCAACGTTGATTAAACGTTTCTGGCCCACGAGCATTTAGTCGTTGAACAATCATCATATCCTTATCATTATCAACATTTAAAGTTGAAACGGACTTAGATGACTAGCTGCGGGTTGTCTCTATTTTATACCTTTTTACTATACCTTATGTGATTAGCATAAGCCATTATAATATTTCTATTATAATTTAGTAGTATAAACCTAACAAGATGTCTCCGCAATTTGGACGTGTCGCAAATTATAAATATCATAATTCACTAGCCATTTTTTTGAATGACTTTTAGGCAAACAATTCACCGTTCATAAATAAAAGACGCATTAATTTATCTCGCGTCCAAGTAGCATCATATAGACAATCATCTAAAATTACAAATGCTCTTGGGTCTATTGAGCTTCGCTTAAATGTTTCCATTTCCTTTTTTACTTGTTTTAAAACAGTTCGCTGCCTTTTTAAAACATTCTCTATAATTGCTGTGTTGTACTCATTATGGATAAATAATTTTGGTACCATTTTGGTATAAAATCCGTTGCCTTCTTCTGTGCCTGAAATAACTGTTCCTATTGGAATATCTTGGTGGTAATAAAGTAAGTCACGAACTAAGAACGACTTTCCAGTATCCCTTTTACCCAATAAAACTACGACAGGACCTTTATTTTCGTTAGGCTTAAAGCTAATAGATTTCATATCAAATTTTTTTAATTCTAGCGACATATATTATATTTACCTTTTTTTAATGAAAAAAAATACGCATTTAATTTTTTAAATTTTTTATAATTATTTAAATATTTTGGTTATAAAATAATTGAATTATTTCTAATGTTTTATCTGTTTTATTTTCAGGTTGAGTCCAATAATTAATTTGTTCCTTTAAACATTCTAAACGATTATTCCATTCTTTTTTATGGACTATTTTAACAATTCCAGTTATTTTTGTAATACTCCAACAAGACCTTACACGCTCATTATTTATATCAACATAATCATCTGGATTAAACCTAATAAATATAACAGGTCTATGTCCTAAATCTTGAGATAGTTCCATTAATCTTTTATTTTCACAAGAACAATCGTATTTACTATGCTGATTTTCATCTACCTCTACAATAATAATTTGATAACCTAAATCAAGTAATAAATCTGGACGCTTTGAAGAACACCCATCTTGAATTTTTTTATCCGCAAACCAAGTAAAATTCGGAAATAATAATTGAACGAATTCTACTACAGCAAATTCTTTTGTTTTGTAATTTTTAGCTACAGGTTTATCCGGAAAATTATAAATAAAACATCTTAAACAAAAACCTTCAAACTTATCCTGAGGTCTTATATCACACAAATGCGTTTTACATTTTTTATGAGTAACATCAACCATATTATCCTTTTTACATTGAATACAATAATTTGCTGAAATTCCTTCAAAATTAAAATTTGGTTGAGCTTTTTTACAATAACATAATTTATTTCTACTTACCATACCATTTAATTTACAACTAACACAATATTTTGGTATTAAACCTTCAAAATTAAAACTAGATTGCGCCTTTCCACAAAAACACAAATCGTGATTTACATCTATCATATCATCTGTTTTACATTTTGCGCAAAATTTTGGTTTCAAACCAGTAAAATTAAAATTGGGCCTTAATCCACACGCGCATTTTGGATTTCGCATATCAACCATATCAGGCAATTTACATTCAAAACAATATTTCGGTCGTAAATTTTCGTAATTATAATTTGGACTTGTTAGCTTCTTACAAAAGCATCTCTCATCTACAACATTAGTCATTCCATCACTTTTACAAGAATTACAAAATTCTGCCTTTAAATTTTCAAAATTAAATGTAGGTCTAACTTTCCCACAAAAACATTTTTTTCTATGAGTTTCAATCATACCTGCTTTTTTACAAGAAACACAGCATAATGGTTTCAATCCTGGAAAATTCCATCTAGGTTGAGAACTATTACATTCACATTTTTTATTTAAAACATCTACCATATCAGGCTCTTTATGTTCCGCGCAATATTTTGCCTTTTCACCCAAAATATTAAAGGTAGCCTTTTTAGTACAATTAGAGCAAATAGTCATTTTTATTTAATTGAAATAATATAATATAAACTATTTCATTTCAATTTTTTAAAAAAGTATATTTAACAATAAATAAGTTTAAATAATATGGAATTTATATATTAAATAGCTAATGATGGTTGACCTAAATTATCAAAAGAGGAAAAACGTAGAACTTTTCAAAAGTTTAGAAGATTCTGAAAGTCTGTTTCTCTCTAAAACTCAGAATTACATTCCAATTTATAAAAGATTCTTTGAGCTAAATGATACAAATTGGAACAGTATTAACCTAAATCATAAATGGTACATTTCAAGTATTAAGGAAGGTGATGAAGAAAATAGTAATCTATTTAATTGTAAAATTAAAAATATTAATACACAAAAAACAAAAGAAAAAGATGTATTCTTTAAATTAGCACCTCTTTTGGACCCATATAAATATTTAATTGGAAAATATGATATTACCAATAAAGATTTATTTAACTTACCTGATATTAATTCTGATGAATCGACAGTTAATTCAAAATTTTTAGACCAAAATAATTCAGCATATGTTGATGGATTTTTTATATATTTATCTAGTAATTTAAATCACACACACAATTTTTTACACGGATTAGATTATTATGGGTCATTTCTTTCTATTAAAAATAATTATAAAATAAATATATTTGATGACCTAGAATACTTAACAAATTCTGATTTTTTTAATAAAAATAAAAATGTATTATTTGAAGTTAATAACTACGATCACCTTTTTCAAGATGAAAATAAAAAGAAAAAACCAATAAAAATTGAATATAATTCTAGCACAAAATCAAATTTATCAATAAAATCATTTGATGAAGAAATTTTTGAAGAAATTTTTGAAAACAATGAATTAAATGCTAATAATTTAAAAGAATTAAATAATGATGACTTGATTGATATGTCAAACTCAAATCTTCTTGAAAATAGTTCTAAAATAACAACAATCAAAAGTAGTTCTACGTGTTCATCTAGAACTTCTCATACATCATCAGAAAACAGTAATGATAATGATTCTGAAGAAAATGTTTCTGAAGATATAGAGAATATCGAAAATATAAAAGATAATGAAGAATGGGAAGATGATGATTCTGATTCTGATACTGATATTGAAGAAACAATTGAAGCTACAATCCCTCAGTTCCCCGTACAAGTAATTGGTATGGAATATTGTGAAAACACTTTTGATGATCTTATTTTATCTGATGAATTAAAAGATGAAAAAGAATGGTTTTCTGCTTTTATGCAGATTATTATGATTCTAATTACTTATCAAAAAACTTTTGCGTTTACTCACAATGACCTTCATACAAATAATGTAATGTATAATACTACAGATAAAAAATATTTATTTTATTGTTATAAAAAAAAATATTATAAGGTACCAACATTTGGTAGAATATTTAAAATAATAGATTTTGGAAGAAGTATTTATAAATACAATGGAAAAATATTTTGTAGTGATAGCTTTCAAAATGGAGGGGATGCGGCGACTCAATATAATACTGAACCATATTTTAATGATAAAAAACCTAGATTAGAACCAAATTATAGTTTTGATTTATGTAGATTAGCTTGTTCTATATTTGATTATTTAGTTGACGATTTAGATGAAGTTAAGGACATAGAAAAGTGCGAACCTGTCAAAAAATTAATTGTCGAGTGGTGTTTAGATGATAAAGGAATAAATTTGTTATACAAAAATAATGGAGTTGATAGATATCCAGATTTTAAATTATATAAAATGATTGCGAGATGTGTACATAGACATACTCCTCAAGCCCAATTAGAGAGACCAGAGTTTAAATCATTTGAATATATCAAAAAAGACATTCCTAGTGAAGTAATCGATATTGATTCATTTCCTAGTTATATCTAAATCTAATTTTAATATAAAATAAAAAAAATTATTTTATTTTAAAAAATTAGCTGTCTCTTTCAAAAATTTCAAATAAACTATGATATAATAAATGAT